AAGTTCATCCCCTTCATCGACCTGGCTGAACCAGCGCCGGTGGGAAGACGAGTCGACGCCTGGGATGCGGCCCAACGCGGGCTCGCCATCCGCTTCGATCCACGAGCGTCGCCGCGCTGGTTGGGCCGCATTGACCGGCACCGGCTCCGCGCAACAACCTGAAGTAAAACCCGCAGAGGTGATCGATGGACATGCAAAGCTCATCGGCTGAGCCGGCGCTCGAGCCGTGGCCGCAGGACGGCGTACCCCAACGCTGGGTGTTGGAGCTGTTCAAGCGCATGGGGCGCATGTGGGGCAATGCGTTCCTCGAGAAGTGGCCGCAGGACGACCTGCACGGCGTACAGATCGAGTGGGCACGCGGGCTGCGCAAGCTGTCGCCGAGCGAGCTGAAATCGGGCGTCGATGCGCTGCTGACGCTCAAGTTCCCGCCGTCGCTGCCCGAGTTCTACGGCCTTTGCAAGCAGATGCGGCTGCATGAGATGCCGCGGGCCGAAGCGCTGACGGATCAGACGAAGGCCGATCCGGAGACGGTGCGCGCGAACCTGGAGCGCATGCGCGAGATCCTCGCGCCGCTGTCGGCACCGCGCGAGATCACGGCGGAGTGGGCCTACAAGCTGCTCATGCGCGGTGAGTCGCGGTCGGGGAAGGCGCTGACACACGAGGTCATTCGGTGCGCTTCGGATGCGATCTCGTCGTCGGCCGGCCGCCGCGTGGTCGAGAACTGCATCGATCCCGAGTTGCGCGAGAGCTATCGGACCATCCGCGAGGCGATCGTGGACAGCTATCGGGCGATTGGGAAGCCGTTGTGGGAGGTCGTATGACCACCACTACACCCGCACGCGTGAATCCGTTTGAGCTGGGCTATGAGGCTGCACGCAATGGCATCGAGATCTGGCAGAACCCCTATAGCCCTTACGGAAACAAAGGGGCTTACGACCAATGGAATGCCGGTTGGCACCGTTGGGGACGCAACATTCTCTCGCAGAGGTAAGCATGCTAACGCTCACCGTCTTCTGGGCCTTCGGCACGCTCCTCTTCATCGTCACATTCGTGGTCGACGGCGAGATTCGCATCAGCGAGGCTGCACTCGCTATCGCATGTGGCTGGGGCTGGCCGCTCTTCCTCGCGCTTTACCTCTTCGGCCGCTATGGCGACACCGTCATCTGGAGGCGCAAATGATCATCCTTGGCATCGACCCGGGCCTGACTGGCGCCATCGCGGCCCTTGACCACAACGGCCAGTTCCTCGGCGTGGCGGACATTCCCACGTGCATGATCGACGGCGCAGATAATGCCACGATCAAGCGCGAGGTGGACGTGCGCGCGCTATGGGCGCTGATGCGCAAGATGATCCCGGGCGGCGAGTCGGTGATCTGCGCGATGGAGCACATTAGCAGCCTCGGCAGCGCGGTGAAGGGCGACCAGGCGAAGGCATCGCTCGCGGCCACCAAGGCATCCATCGCGGCCGTTCTGACGCTCCAGCGCCTGCCGATTCATCGAGTGACGCCGCAGAAGTGGAAGCGTTTCTACGGGCTCGACAGCGACAAGGATCGATGCCTCGAAGTGGCGCGCCAGCTCTATCCGTTTCCGGCATTCGCGCGGAAGAAGGACCACAACCGGGCCGAGAGCGTGCTGATCGCGCGCTGGGCGTTGAGGAACCTCGTATGAAGATCATCGGAGAATGGATTCCTTCGGGCATATGGTTGCCGGGCTGTGAATACATAGGCACCGCGCCTATCGAAATTCATACCGAAGAACAGCTTATCGCCGCTCTTTTCGGCATCACTCAGCAATGCGACAGCGACGGCGGGGAGTGCGATTGATGGACACGATCAAAGCCCTAGTGGTCGGTATTGCTGTCGGCCTCGTGTTCCTCTGCATGGTCAACGGCATCGCCGACGCCGTCGAATATCTCGCGAATCGCGTGACGATCTGTCGGAGGGGCGCGTGATGGGTGCCGTCGGCTTCATTGTCTGGCTCACGCTTCATCTGCTCGCTCGCGTGTGCTCGGCTCTTTCGATCGTTTGCTGCGCGCCTGTCGTGATTCTCGCGTCGGCCAGCAGAGGTCTTTCGAAACTCGCGGAGCACTTCGAGTGAACGTCCTTCAGCTCGCCGGCATGCTCCCGCGCGACCCACAGTTCCGCGCCTGGGTCGCGCAATGGATGGTCCCGCCGCGTGAGGTCGACGTCGGCACGGCGGCCGATTTCATTCGCACCGTGTGCGAGATCACGTCGCGCCGCGAGCTCGCGACCGACGCTCAGGCGCAGCAGCGCTTCCACCAGTTCCTGCGCCGGCCGTTCGTGGCCTGGCGCGATCAGCAGCACCAACCCGCATAGGAGGGGCCCATGCCCGGTCCGCTGCAGTCCAAGTTGCAATTCTTCGGTGGTCAATACGCCGCCGTGACGCTCAATGCTGCGGCTGGCACGACGCCGCAGACGATCCTGCAGGTTCCGGCCGGCCTGTACTGCTACATCCTCGGCCTGCAGATCACGGTCGATCCGACGTGCACGATCGGCGCGGCGGGTATGCAAGGCACGAGCCTGACGGCCTTGGCCGGCGGCCAGACCATCGCGATGCTGCGCTCCTTCATCCCCGCGAGCTTCGTTGCGCCGACGGTACCGACGATCAATCGCCAGACCGGCGCGCCCGACGCGTTTTTCGCGACGACCGTGCAGGGCGAAACGATCCAGGCGGCGAACAGTGTCGCACTCACGGCGGGCTCGATCCGCGTGAGCTTCAACTACGGCTTTTCCAACGTTCCCATCGGGAACTTCACGTCCTAAGGCAAGGAGCACACATGAGCGAAGAACAGAACCCGGGCCTCATCGGCGAGATCGTCGACGGGCTGCACAACCTCGAAGAGAAGGTCGAGCGCGCGATTCACGGCGATGGCGCGCCGAGCAGCACGGAGCCGGTGCAGGAGGCTGGCGGGGCCGCGGCGGGGGAATCGATTGGAAGCTCCGCGTCGATCGAATCATCGCCGGGTTCTGCTGGTGGTGACAACCCAAACGCCGCTGCGTCGGCTGCGGCAAGCACGTCGCTCATCGAATCGGCCTCGTCTGTGCTGCCTGCATCGCTCGCCGGCGCGGCCGCGGTAGTCGGAACCTACGCTTCTGACCAGATCAAGGCGCGGCTCGCGAGCATCAAGCAGCAGCTCGATGTGCATCACTTCGAGCAATCGCTCGTGGCGGCGATTCACGCCGATCTCGACGCGATCGAGGGGATGCTCTGAAGCCATGAACGCCCGCATCCATCGCGCATTCGCCAGCGATCAGCCCGCGCAGAAGGCGCGAGTGGTCGCTGAGCGCATCTACGTGAAGGTGCAAATCCTCGGTACGCGCCAAGTGCGGTTGCATCAGGGAATGCTCCTGACGTACCCGTATCCGGCACCTCGCGGATATGGCACGCGCGGGCTTTTCGTCGGCATCTACACGATTGCTACGCACCTCGAATGGATCGAAGAGGACATCCTCGCGCTGTTGGGTGATAGCAGGCCTTGCGGGCGTGATTCGCAAGCGATATAGCAGTGAGCAACCGGAGGAACGTCATGCCCGCACGAGAGAAAGGCGAAAAACTGTCGCACTTCATCGGCCGATTCGTATCGTCGAAGCGCGAAGAGAAGCAATTTCCGAAGATCAAGCAACGTCTCGCAGTCGGCTACGCCGAAGCGCGCGAGGCATCGAAGAAGGAGCGCCATCATGGCCAAGCGTGAAACCCAGCCGTCCCGCAGTCAGTCGCAATCGCAGCCGCGCACGCCGAGCGGCCATTTCAACAGCAATGGCCAGAGCCAGGGCAAGCAGAGCGGCGCGGTTCGTCCGTCGCCCGATGCCTGCAACGAACGCAAGGGGAAGTGACATGCCGCGCGACACGCTGGGGAATCCGCAGCAGACGAAGGAAGATAAGGACCGTGAGCGCCGTTGGCGCGCGGAGGAGGATTTCCGCACATTGGGCCGCGCCGCTGAAATCCACAACGACGAAGAGCGCAAGGCGGCCGTGATCGAAATGCATCAGGAGCATGGCGACATGCTCAAGACGCTGTTCTCGCACACGGGCGAGTCGCACAAGGCCGATGGCATGAAGTCCGAGGACCAGGGCGGCAGCGGTAAAGCCGGCGCGGGCCACGTGACCGAAAAGAAGAGTGCCAGCGGCGGCGACACGAAGAAGGAGTCGTCGACGGGCAAGGACGCCCACTACGGCCGGAAGCGTCACTGATGGACGAAAAATTCATCCAAGAGGTGATGGCCGCATTTTCTGAAGTCTGTCAGGAAATTGGTATTTCGGAAGATGAGATGCTCGCCATCTACGCTTCTTTTCGTGCGCATGATTGCGAAAGTGATGGAGGGGAGTGCGACTAATGGGCGTCAAACTCAACGCATCTGGCCGCGGCGGCGAATTGTCCTACGCCTCGACGACCTACATCGATCCGGCCAGCGAGATCCGCTGCTTGCACGATTACATGGTCGTCGAGCCGCTGAACATCGAGCACTCGCTGATCCTCGACGTGATCGAGAACATCAAGCCGGTACGCGGCGTGGTAAAGGCGATCGGCCCCGGCATCTATCCGAACGTCTACGACCATCCGGACAAGCACAAGCGCACGAAGATGTGGAAGAGCAAGACGTTCCAGCCGACACAGGTGAAGGTTGGTGACATCGTCGAACTCGGCTCCATCCGCGTCGATGGCCGCGTCACCGGCTACTCGTTCCAGCAGATCATGATCGGCTCGAAGATGCACATCATGTGCCGCGAGGCGGACGTGAGCGGCATCGTGGGAGGTGGATCGTGAAGGACCTTGAGCTTTATGGCGTTGATCTGCCCGTGACGGTGCGCTCGATCTTCGGTGTGCAGCAGATGGCATTGCACGTGCCGGGCTGGGTGAATGTCGGCGTGCTGCGCGCGCGGGCCGTTCAGCTGGTCAAGCCGAATCGCAAGCAACGGAGGGCGCGGCGATGAGCTGGCCGAAGGGGCGACCGCGCCCGAAGAAAGTCGGCGCAAGCGGGCCTAGCGAGCCATCTGCAGAGTTTGCGGATGCGTTGAAGCATGAAGCCGCGTTGAGCTATGACGCAGCGGAGGAAGCGATCGCGCATGAAGCGCTGGGACTGCGCGAACCGAATCAGCCGCCGGCCGACTGGCGCAAAGGCGCGCTCCTGAACGTGCGCAATCGCGGTGACGCCTACGTCATCACGCTCTATCCGGAAGAGTTCGGCGACGAACATCCGGAGCGGGCACTGCGCTTCACCAACCTCGGCGAGTGTCAGGACTTCGTTTCGAAGTGGTATGCCGCCGAGCATCATGATCCGAGGGCGAGATGATTGATATTGCTTTTGCATGCGCCGCATTGGCGGGTGTTCTTGACGCTCAAGGGAAGTTGATTGTCGAAGAGAAACATTTCTCCCCCGACTTCATTCCGAAGAATGCCTACGACATCACGCGCGATGCGTTCAAAACTTGTCTTGGCTGCGGCGCCTCCACTCAACCCTGCTGCGGACACTGAGATGAAAAGCATGAGAAGCGAATTTTCACCGTGCTGCCACTCTCGTTTGGAATACATGATCTGCAAGGATGCCTATGTTTGCCGCAAATGCGGGAAAGAGCATCCGATGCTGGATCCTGACGCCGATCATGTGATGCGCAATCCACTTCAAAAAAACGGAGAACCGACTGATCGGCAGCGTCTAATTCTCGAACTGATCTCGCGGCAGGACGTGCGCAAGTGGGATGTGGTCGTGCTCGTTGCATGGGCCGGTGCGGTCGCCGATGAGATTCTGAAAGAGAGTGCGTGACATGGCGACGAAAAAGACACAGGGGCCGCGCGTTGAGTTCTCGCAGGCGAAGTTCGATGAGATCTGTGCACGTGTGGCGGCCGGCGGCGACAAGTCGAGCCTTCGCGCGATCTGCGCCGAAGCGGGGATGCCTGACCGTGCTACGTTCAATGGCTGGCGCAAGCTCACGCCCGAGCTCGAGAAGCAATACGCGCAGGCCCGCGAGGATCAGAAGGACACGTTCTTCGAGGAACTCGTTCATATCGCCGATACAGAACCCGATGCGGCCAAGGCTCGGAATCGCATGGACGCGCGCAAGTGGGCATGGTCGCGCATGGACCCGAAACGATTCGGCGACAAGTTGCAGCATACGGGCGACGGCGGCGGCCCCGTGCAACTGGTTCTCAATGGGTCCGACGTGCATGGCTGATTTCGCGCTCACCGAGCGCCAGACGCAGGCGCAGGAGATACTGAACGGGGCGGCCACGCACGTGATGCTCGCCGGTGGCTCGCGCTCCGGCAAGACCTTCCAGATCATCCGCAAGCAGGTGCAGCGCAGACTGAAGGCGCCCGGTTCTCGCGGCGCGGTGTTGCGCTTTCGCACCGGCCACGTGCGTCAGTCCATCGTGCTCGACACCTTCCCGACGGTCATGTCGAAATGCTTCCCGGGCATCGAATACGACCTCAACAAGTCGGATCTCTTCGCAACGTTCCCGGGGGGCAGCGAACTCTGGTTCAGCGGTCTCGACGACAAGAAGCGCGTTGAGAAGGTGCTCGGCAAGGAGTACTCCGACATCTTCCTGAACGAGTGCAGCCAGATCCCATATGAGAGCCGCAACTTCGCGGTGACGCGTCTCGCGCAGAAGGTCGCAGATCGCGCGACCGGCCTGGATCTCGTCCTCAAGATGTATTACGACGAGAACCCACCGACGAAAGGGCACTGGACGTATCGCATGTTCAAGCTCAAGCAGGATCCGGAGACGCGCCGCGCGCTCGATCCGAGCGATTACGACTTCTTCCAGATCAATCCCGGGCACAACGCCGCGAATATCTCAAAGGACTACATCAAGACACTGGAGGGGCTGCCCGAGCGCCTCCGCAAGCGCTTCCTGTACGGCGAATTCGGTGAGGAAGCCCCGAACGCGCTGTTCCGCGACGACTGGATCGAGCGTTGGCGCAACATCGACGACGAGTTGCCCGACATGCTCCGCATCGTCGTGGCAGTCGACCCATCCGGCTCCGATGACGACGACAATATCGACAACGACGAGATCGGGATCGTCGTGGCCGGCCTCGGGATCGACGGCAATGGCTACGTGCTCGAGGACCTGACGTGCAAGGCGGGTCCCGGCGTGTGGGGCAAGGTTGCGACCGACGCATATGAGCGCTGGGACGCAGACCGCATCGTGGCCGAGCAGAACTTCGGCGGTGCGATGGTCAAGTTCGTGATCCGCGCAGCGCGCGCCAACACGCCATTCCGCCCGGTGACGGCGTCGCGCGGCAAGGTCGTGCGTGCCGAGCCGGTATCGGCGCTCGTCGAGAGCGGGAAGATCCGCTTCGCTGGCGTCTTCCGCGAGCTCGAGGACGAACTTTGCGCCTTCACGACGCATGGCTACATGGGCGAGAACAGCCCGAACCGGGCCGATTCGTTCGTATGGGCGATGTCCGACCTGTTCCCCGAACTGACGAAGCACGAAGAGAAACCGGCCGAGAAAAAGCCGCAGTTAATCGTTCGCCGCGATAGCGGCACCGGATGGATGAGGACCCTATGACCGACGACGCAAACCGCGGCGCCAATGAGCCTGTCGAGCGCACCGAAGAGGATCGCGAGTTCGCGGCGATCACGGAGGAGGAAATCTGGGAAGAGGCGCGCGACCGGTTGAAGATCGCGATCGATGCCTATTCCGAGAACCGCAAGCGCGCGAAGGCCGCGATGCTGTTTCGTGAGGGCGATCAGTGGGATCACGACGTCATCACCAGCGCCGCCGAGGATTCGCCTGAACTGACGATCAACCTGACCGATGCCTTCGTGCGGCGCGTGGTGAACAACATCAAGCAGCAGCGGCCGCGCGGGAAATGCCATCCGGTCGGCGACGGCGCCGACGTCGAACTCGCCGAAATCATCAATGGCATTTGTCGCCATATCGAGACGCGCTCCGAAGCATCGATCGCCTATGACCTGGCCGCCGAGCGCGCGGTCGACGCTGGCGAGGGCTATTTCCGTCTCATCGCCGAATACGAGAGCCCGAAGTCATTCCGCAAGGATCTGCGCATCCTGCCGATCCGCAACATCTTCAGCGTCTACATGGACCCGGCGGCCATCATGCCGAGCGGCGCCGATCAGAACTGGTGCATCATCTCGGTCCTGATGCCGCGGCAGGAATACCGGCGCCGCTATCCGAAGGCGAAGAACGTCAACTGGAACGACGCTGATCGGCAACAGGGGCGCCTCGATTGGGAGGACAAAGAGCAGGTGCGTCTCGCCGAGTATTTCCGCATTCGCGAGGTCGCCGACAAGCTCTATCTGATCCGTCGTCAGGACGGCGAGGAAATGACGCTCTATCGCTCGCAGATGCCGCGCACCGACGGCAGGGTGGTGATGGAGGATGTGCATCGATTCCTCGCGGAGAAGGGGTTGCAGATCGTCGACGAGCGCGATTCAGTTCGTCAGCAGGTCGAATGGTTCCGGCTCAATGGGCTTGCCGTGGTCGAGCGTCAGGTACTGCCGGGCACGATGATCCCCGTGTTCCGTGTCGACGGGAACTCAGTCGACATTGACGGCAAGATACGCCGCCGCGGCATGGTTGAGCCGATGATGGACCCGCAGCGCATGGTGAACTATGGCGAGGTCGCGAAGATCAAGCGGCTCGGCCTCACGCCGAAGGCGCCATGGGTTGTAGCGGAGGGCCAACTCGACGGACACCCAGAATGGAATGACGCGAACCAGAAAGCCTATTCGACGCTCACCTACAAGCCTGTCGTCATCGAAACCGGCGCCGGCCCGATAGTACTGCCGCCGCCCGCCCGTCAAGCCCCTGCCCAGATCGAAGCCGGTTTCAGCGAGTTCGTGCAGGGCATGCGCTCGAACCTCGTCGCAGTGGCCGGCATGCCGAACGAGCCTGGTCAGGATGAACAGGGCGTCGTGGTCTCCGGCCGCGCGATCGAGCGTCGTCAATGGCTCTCCGACCAGTCGCATTTCCAGTACTACGACCACCTGACGCAGGCGATCGCCCAACTATGGCGTGTGATGTTGGAATGGATTCCTCCGTACTATCCCGAGCCCGGCCGTATCCAACGCATCATAGGCGAGGATTCGACGCCGACCATGGCGACGCTCAATGCCAAAGAGCAGGACGATGACGGCACCGAACGCGTCAAGAACGATATGTCGATCGGTCGCTATGACGTGACGATGGATACAGGCCCCGGCTACGAAACGAAGCGCGAAGAGGGCGCCGCGAACCTGATCGAAATGCTGAAAATCATGCCGCTCGCCGAGATCATCGCGAAGCAAGCGCCTGACCTCGTGTTCCGCTCGATCGACCATCCGTACATGCAGGAACTCGCCGACCGTCTGATGGCCTCGAATCCAGATGGCCTGAAGAAGGTCATGGAGGGTCTGTCGAGCCGTGCGAAGAGCATCGTGCAGGCGCTCGCGAACGAAAACGCCGCGCTCAAGCAGCAACTGCAAGCGGCCGGCATCGAATTGAAGGCGGGTCTGCAAAAAGCTCAGATCGCCGCGGCGACGAAGGTTCACGACACGCTCGTCAAGGCGGATACAGCCATGAAGGTCGAAGAAGTCCGTGCGGCCGGCAAGATCATCGACGCGCGCGCAGACCGAGACCATACCGCAGCACAGTTCGCCGACCAGATCGAGCATGAGGCGCAGATGGCGATGACCTCCATGCACAACGACAACATGAACGCAGAAGCCGACCGGGCTGCGGCGCAACAGCAGCAGCAACAGCAACCCACCTCCGGAGAACAGCAATGAGCGTAACCGTCCTCGATAGCACCGATCTGCCCGCGATCCTCGCTGATGCGGGCGTCGAACTGGAAACCGATCCGGCGAGCGGCGACGATGCCAATAAACCGGCGCCCGCCGCGTCGGATAAGGGTGATCAGCCGGGCGGCGACTCGCACGATGATCCGGACGATGTCGAAGGCGATGATGGCCTGACGCCGCGGCAGAAGCGCGAGCTGACTGACAAGATGCAGAAGGCGATCGGCAAGAAGCATCGCCAGCGCATGGAAGCGGAAGAGTTCGCTGCGGCCCAGTACAGCGAGCGCAAGCTCGCCGAGGAGCGCGCCGCGCGCCTTGAGCGCGAGCTTGCCGAACTGCGCTCCAAAAGCGCGCCGCAGCCGGCGCCGAAAGCACCCGAGAAACCGCAGCGGGCGGATTTTCAGAGCGAAGAGGAATACGTCGACGCCATGATTCAGTTCGGCGTCGATCAGCGCTTGCGCGAGAAAGCAGCCGAGGACGCCAAGGCGCGCGCCGAGCGCGAACAGGCACAACTCATCGAGGCGGCCAAAGGCCGGATCGCGCGCGCGCTGGAACTCGTCCCGGACTATGCCGAAGTGACGGGCGCCGTCGATCTCGAAGTGCCGCCGGCGATCGCCGGCTACATGCAGAAGTCGGACATGTTCGCCGAACTCGGCTATCACCTGGCGAAGAATTCCGATCTGTTGGTATCACTCGCCAAGCTGCCGCCCGACGAACAACTCGTGAAAATCGGCAAGATCGAGAGTACCCTTCAGCCATTCGAGCCCAAGGTGGCTCAAAACGACTCCAGGTCGAGCAAGGAAGCACCCGACGGAAAGGCCGCCAAGGCCGCACCGAGCGCAGATACGGGGAATACCCCGAGCAAGCCGCGTGGCAATGCGGCCCCGGTGATCACGCCGTTGGATGCAGCGGGTAGCGCGGGAGTCACGAAGGACTCGAAGGATATGAACATCCGCGAGGCCATCGAAGACTTCTCGAAGCGCAACCGCGTCAATCTCGGGATGCGCAAGCGTCATTGATCACTCTGGTTGGCCCTAAGCCACGCATTTGCGAATGCTTGCGCCCCGCATGGGGCGCGCTTAGGAGGCTTCCTTGGCCAACCAACTTCTCACCATCAGCCAGATCACCAACCGGGCCCTCCCGGTTCTGGCAAACATGTGCGTCTTGACGGACAAATTCAACCGTCAATACGACAAGGAATTCGGGCAAAAGGGCCGCAAGATCGGCGCCACGTGTAACGTGCGCCTGCCCCCGCGCTACATGGGCACGTTCGGTCCGGCGCTCAACGTCGAGCCGTCGACCGAAAACTATGTGCCGGTCAACATCCTGTACCAGTTCCACGTCGACATTCAGTTCAACACCATCAACATGCTGTTGGACATCGACGACTTCGAAGAACGGTTCATCCATCCGGCATGCGTCGCCGTGGGCAACCGGATCGATTCGGACGGTGCGTACTTCGCGATGCAGAACACCGCGAACCGCCAGGGTACTCCGGGCACGCCTCCGGGCAGTGGCCAGACGGCACAGCAAGCACTCCAGCCGTTCACGAACGCGCGCGCGTTGCTCGTCTCGGAAGGCATGCCGAAGGGGCTGATGCCCACGTCGGTGATGCACCCGATCGCGAACGCGTTCCTGACGCCGGCGCTGTCGGGGCTCTTCAACCCGCAGGCGAAGATCAGCGAGTTCTTCGAAACCGGCATGGTCGCTTCGAAGACCGCCGGCGCCGATTGGTTCGAAGATCCGAACATCGCGAACTATGCGACCGGCTCGTTGCTCGGTACGCCGGTGGTCAATTCGACGCCCGGCAGTGCATACCTGACCTCGGGTTGGGCGCAAACCGGCGTCCTCACACTCTCCGGTCTCACGGGCAGCTCGGCATCGGCCAAGGTCGGCGATACGGTCCAGATCAACAACGTCTACCCGGTCAATCCGCAGAACCGCGGCCGCTATGGCACGACGCTCAAGCAGTTCGTCGTGCTGCCGCCGGGTGGCTACGCGCAGATGACGGGCTCGGCCGCGCCTGGCGGCCCGCAGTTCGCGTCGGCGACGCTGACCAATGGCACGTTCAACGCCGCAACCGGGCTCTATACGGCCTCGTCGGGTGGCCTCGTAGACCTGACGATCGGCGAGTGTGTGATCACCGGCGGTCAGTTCCAGAACTGCGCGCTGACGGCCGGCCAGACGCTGAACGGCCAGACGGTCACGATCAACGGTGGCGCCGCGCTGAACACGTCGTCGACGGAAAACCTGTACTTCCATCGTGACGCTTTCGCGCTGGCCTTCGTCGATCTGCCGTTGCCGCGCACCGCGGTCGAAGCGAGCCGCGCATTCGACGAGGACCTCGGTCTCTCGATCCGGGTCGCGACGCAGTACACCATCAACAACGACGCGGAACCGACGCGGATGGACGTGGCTTATGGCTTCTCGAGCCTCTACCGTTCGCTGGCTGTCCGAGTCTCGGGTTAAGGAGCCATCGACATGAGCTTTCCTGCTACCACCAACGTCGACGGCTCGAATCCGGGGCCGAACGTAGTCAGCCAGCCGGATACCGTCCAGAGCCCGATCGGCAACGTCCAGAAGATCGGCGTGTTCACGATCTCGCTCACGCCGTCTTCGGTCGCCGCGACGAGCGCGCCGACTCAGGTGTTTTCGACTGTCGGGATCGGCCTGCTGACGACGGATGCGATTGAAGTGAGCCCGCCCAGCGTCACCGCTGGCGTCGCTCTCGCAACCGCCTTCGTCTCGGCTGCCGATCAGATCACGGTGCAGTTCGTGAACCCGACCGCTGGTGCGCTCACGCCGCCGGCAGGCAACTACGTCGTCACGGTCCTGCGCGTGCAGCCCAACTGGACGAAGCCGGCTTCCGGCAACCAGATGGACTGGTAATCGAGTGGGGCGCCTTCGGGCGCCTCCTCGTTCTTTTCGGATGAGCGCGCATGCCGACAATGCCCAATCTCGTCGGTCTCAACTATCGCGCGGCGACCGTTGCGCTCATCGAGGCCAACATCATTCCGAACGACGGGTCCGTGCCGACGGCGGCCAATCCGCCGGCGACGGTCGGCTATTTCTCGCCATGGCCTGTCGCCATCAAATGGCAGCGCGGCCAACCTGTTGAGATCGTGACGGCGCAATCGCCGGCCGCCGGTCAGCCAGTCACTATCACGAATTCAACGGGCCCGGGCGAGAGCTATACGCCGCCCATCATCCTGACGGTCAATGCGCCACGCGTGGCCGTATCGAGCCAATTTACCGCGGGAGCGTTCACAACATGACCGTCGGAACAACCACCGCGCTGAGTGTCATTCAGGCCGCGCTTCGGCGCATCAACTCCTACCAGTCCGGCGAACCGATTCAGACGCCGGATGCAGAGGATTGTCTCGAGACGCTCAATGACCTGCTCGATTCGTTCTCGACGGACAAGCAGTTCGTCTTCGGATCGCAGGAGAACATTCTGTCGTGGACCGCGCAGCAGCGTCTGTACAAGATCGGAAACCCGATCAATTCGCTGCTCGGTCTTCCGCCTTTCGCCGGGACGCTGACCGCCGGTTCGAACGTGATCACTGGCGTGACGAACCTGCCGCCGCAACTTGTCGCCGGCCAGACGCCGGCCTATCAGGTCGGCTCGGGCTCGATCCTGACCGACGTTCAGGGGCTCATCCCGGCGAACACGACAGTCACGGCGATCGGCACGAACACCGTGACCATGTCGGCGAATGCGCTCGGCAACTCGGCCGGCATCGATGGCATCACATTCACCGTTCCTGGTGATTTTCCGATCCCGCGTCCGCTGCGCATCACGCACGGCTTCACGCGCTTCAACGCGCTCGATTTCACGCTCGACGTCTACGAGACAGAGACGCAATACACGCAGTTCCTATACAAGGCGCAGCCGGGCCCGTGGCCGACCGTCGCCTGGTACAACAACACCTTTCCCTATGGGCTGCTGAACGTCTACCAGACGCCCGGCAACAGCTCTGAATGCCATCTGTTCACGGACACGATCCTGCAGAACCTGACGTTGAATCAGGTGCTGGTGATGCCGCAGGGCTATAGCCGAATGCTGAAATGGCTGCTCGCCAAGGAGCTGTGCGCCGAATACGGCTTCCCGCTCACCGAGGCCATCAAGGTCAATGCGAAAGAGGCGCGCGACTTCATCAAGGCGCTCAACGACCGGCCGGCGCAGGTGTCGCAATACGATCGCGAGCTTGTGCGCGGCAACCGGCCTGATGGCGGCTGGATCACGCATGGGGGATACCGGTAATGCCCGGCAACAACGGACCCCTGAATTTCTTCGGCGACTTCGGCTTCGCCGGCGGCCAAGACTCGGCGCCGAACCCGATGCAGGACAACCAGATCTGTATCAACTGGTACGTCGAAGTCGACCAGATGAACGCGAAGGAGCCGCTCGGGCTGCTCGGATGCCCGGGGCTCATTCAGCTCACCGCGGCGCCGGGCGGCGGCGCTCCTGGCTTCAGCTCGAGCATGACGCAATGGCCGCAGCCGTATTCCGGCCCGTCGCTGCCCGTGCGCGGCATGTGGCCGCTTCCCGGCGGCACGAAAGCGCTCGCCGTCATCGGCAATACCTGCTACCTGATCACTGTCACGCCGACGTCGTCGTGGCCGACGTATTCGATGCAGTCGGTCGGCACGCTGCTGACCAACGGTGGAACCGTATGCATTCGCGACAACAACGCCGGCGGCTACGCGGTGATCGTCGATGGCCCATACGGCTATCTGTACAACATCGCGACGCAGCAGTTCACCCAGATCACCGATCCGAACTTTCAAGGCGCGAGCCGCGTCGCGTACATCGACGGCTGGTGGATCTTCAACAAGCCCGGCACGCAGACGTTCTACACCAACTTCCCGCAGTACGGCACAGGCTTCAACGGCCTGTATTTCGCCCTGAAAGACGGCGCCTCCGACAATCTCGTGACCATCATGGAGAACAAGGAGATGTTGTGGCTGATCGGCGAAACCACGACCGAAATCTGGTATGACGCCGGCGGCCAATATTTCCCGTTTCAGCGCATCGAAGGGACGCTTCTCCAGTGCGGATGCAAGGCGGCGCAGTCGGTGTCTCGCTTCGGATTTCAAGGCCAAGAGGGGCTCATCTGGTTCGGCCGATCGGAGCGCGGCGAGAACGTGATCATCCGGACGCGCGGCTTCATGGACGAGATCGTGTCGACGCCGGCCTTCAGCGCCGAGGTCTCGCAGTACCCGACGACCGGCGACGCGATCGGCTACACGTACCAGGAGGATACGCACGAGTTCTATGTGCTGATCTTCCCCTCGGCGGACACGACGTGGTGCTATGACGGTCAGTCCGGCATGTTGCACAAACGGCTCTCCTACGACCCGTATGCGCAACAGTTCCATCGTCACCGCTCGAACGCGTTCATGAATTTTCAGGGGATGCGCATCGTCGGCGACTACGAGAACGGCGCGATCTACCAGCTCACGCGCAACGCCTATACCGACGCCGGCTGGCCGATTCTGGCCAAGCGCCGCGCGCCGCACATCTGGGATCGTGGCCAGCGTGGCCGCGTCTTCATGGCGAGCCTGCAGCTCGACTTCACGCCGGGTGTCGGCAACCCAAGCGGCATGGGTTCGAACCCGGTCGCCAATCTGGCGATCTCGCGCGACGGCGGCATCACGTTCGGGCAGCGGTGGCCGGCCCCGATCGGCCAGACCGGCGAGTACCGAAACCGCTGCATGTGGCGCCGGCTCGGATGGGGCCGCGACAACGTCGTCGACGTCGAAGTGATCGACCCGGTGAAGCGCGACGTCGTCGGCGCCACGCTCAAGGCATTCAGTTCCGCATGAGCCTTCCACAGTTCATCCCCCTGCAGAGTGTCCCGTTCATCCACAAGGGTGACGACGGGAACATGTACATCGAGATCAACTGGTACCTGTTTCTCTACAACCTGTCGATCAACGTCCTGACGCCGCCGGCGAGCGGGGGCGGCGGTGCGCCGGCATCGCCGAACGATATCGCGGACGCGATCGATCTGGATGCCGTCACCACGGATATCCCGGGCGCGTATCGAAAGATCTCGAGCATCGAAGCGCTCGAGAGCATGAATGGCGATATGCCGAGCCCAGACCTCGCGAAGCTGATTCAGGGGCTCGCTAATCTGTCCGCATCCAGTTCATCCGTAGCCGAGCCGGAAGGTGCCGATATCGCGTCGCTCAAGCGTCGCATCGCGAATCTGGAGGCGATGCTATGCGGATGCGATGGCTTGGTCCCGCAGAACATGCCGCCGAATACCGTTCAGATCGGTGCGGAGGAGCAGTTGCCGGCCGGCTATCTGCTCGCGAACAACAATCTGAGCGAACTGCTCAACGCATCCACCGCGCGCACCAACCTATCAGCCGCGAAGAGCGGCGCGAATACCGACATCACGTCGCTCACGCCGAACTCGGTTGCGATCAGCGCAATCTCGACCCTTCCCCTCACGGTGGGTGGCAGCCTCACCGGCGGATCAGGTTCGCCGACGGCCACCAACGTCGCGCCTACGATCCAGTCGGACGCCACAGGCACCGCGGCGATGTACCAGACCGCGCCGGCCACGGTCGCCGCATCGTTCACCGTGGGCACGCTAGCGCACTTTCGCGCGACGCAGGGCGCGATCGGCTCAGGCTCCGCGATCTCCGCTCAATACGGATTCCAGGTGACGGGTTCCCTGACGGGTGCCGCGTCGAACTATGGATTCTTCGGGAACATCGCCGCGGCGTCCGGGCGCTGGAATGCCTACATGGCCGGGAGCGCAGCGAATTACTTCGCCGGGAACGTCCAGATCGGCAGCGCGACGGCGACGGCCGGCGCGGAAAACCTGCAGGTGGCCGGCTCGTTGTCGATCAGCAGCGCGACGATGCTGCGC